GACGGTTTTTTCATTGACGTTGCCAGTCTTTGTACCCAACTCGGCTGCAGAGGCCTGCAATCGGCCTTCTGAGCCCGATAAAAGGCATATGGTGGAGAGAAGTCGGAACTGATAATCGGTTAGGTCGGCAGAATAAGCCGCTAGAGGGACTTGCACGGGAGAATCCTACTCCTCCTCGTCAAAGGGATTTATGTCTCTGGTCTTGTCTGGATGAAGGATGTGCTCAGCGATAGCTTGTCCTAAAGACTCCATTACTGCAGAGGCTACAAAAGCTGTTAAGGCGTCTACAAAGGTCCCAAGGCTCTCGTGCATAATGTCATGCAAGGTTTCTGAGTCCATTTCAGATAGCTCAATCTCTGAATCGATTTGGACTAGTCCATCAGTGATATCCCATGTGTCAAGAGCCAAGTCTTCCACAGCATGGATTACGGAGTGGGCTTGAGGGCTACCATCCCAGGCAACGGCTAAAGTATCCCCTGGTTGAAGTTGGTTAATAATCTCTTTAACAGGATTTTCGGAAACTAGGACGAAGTCTACTGAGGAGAGAATCTCTTCCAACAAGTCGTCCTTGGCCTCTACAACTGCTGTTATCTTTACTGAGTGCTCTCTACATGCTTTTATTGCACTATGTGCAAAGTCTAAATCTCCTTCTGTTACTGGAATAAAAACAAATATTTCTTTTCCAGTATTTGCCTTTAAAAGTAGGGATAAGCCCTCTGTTACTTTCTCATTGTTGAATGCCACAACTGATATGTTCACTAGTTATCTCCCACCGTAATGGTGTGTTGTTATGAAATTAGGTTTGTTTAGCCATTTGCTAAGTGCAATGGCGATAAGAGTTGCAGATGGTACTCCTAGCAGGAACTTGCTAGATAAGTCCATTTGAGAGTACACCCCAAGAAAACATAGAGGTAGGGAAAGCCATTTCTTTAAGAAAGAGATGCCAAAAAAACCAGAAGTGATTAGTTCAATGAACTCAATTACATAGGTAGTAGCAAATCCTGCCAAAATAGTAGTTATAAGAAGGTCAGTCATACCTCGATACTACGGCAACAGATTTGTGTATTCAACTCCTGCGTAGGAACGTATTCTCCAGAAAGTGTTGTTTGTCAACCAGTTAGATAACGTGCTTCCAAGGCGAGGCAGCTTAAGAGGCTTACCGTAGTAGAGGTAGCTGTAAGAGTCGTTTGCTGTACCAGCCCAAACTGCACCGTAGTAAGTAGGCAATGAACCGTCAAAGTACTCAGTTACTACAGGTGATTGCTCTAGCTGAGCGCAGTCTAGGTAAGTAGTGCTGGCAGTAGGAGATGAGATTACAGTCTCAATCGTCGTAGCAGTCGTAGATACTGGTACTGGAAAAGTTGCGCTGTATCGCTCCCATGGTTCAGAGAAAGTGCCTGTCCCAGAAACAGTACCTGTGTTAGCTACAGATAGAGTAATCGTGGTTCCACTTACTAGAGTAACGACTGCATTTGAGCCAATGCCTGTACCAGAAACTGACTGACCAATGCTAACTCCTGAAGCGTCAGCTACAGTGATTGTGGATGCTCCAGATGAACCAGAGATTGTTGTTGTGAAGTTACCAGGAATCACTGCGGTGTATGTGTCTTGAATAGTTCCTCCACTGTTGCGTGTGTTCATGGTGATGTGGAGAGGTGCAGAAGATTTTGCAAAGATAGATGCAGTGTAATAAACGCCAGGAGTAACGGGGGCAGTATCGGAAGTCAAGGACCATGCGGTAGTCCCTACAACTTTGGCACTATGAGTTCCTGATGAAGCAAGAGGTGTTACATCTGTGCTTTGGCTTAGAGTAACTGAACCAGATGCCGTCCATCCAGGGAATGCACCAGCACTAAAAAGTTCGAATGAAGGGTTCTTATCGAAGTTAGTTTTATTAGGGCTTACAAAGACATCGACTGCACGAGCTTCGTCGTAAGAGACAGAAGAGCCTGATTGTAGGCAAACCATATCTACGTAGTAAGTACCAGAAGCTGACCATGAGAAGGCAATGCCAGCGTAAGTTCCACCTGAAGTGTAGGAAGTAATCGAGGCTACTGGTACGGAGAATCCTGAACCAGTTCCGCCTATGGAGGATGCAGGAGCAGTCAGTACAGTGGTTGTGTCTACTCCTGCTCCATTAGCTGTCAAAGTAACACTAGCTACCTGGTTACCAGAAACTACTATCGTTGCTATAGGTGAGACTGAAGGTGCAGTTCCTGAAAGCGTAGTTAGAGTAACTCCTGTGTAAGTTCCGTTGGTGTAGCCAGTGCCTGGAGTAATTGTTCCTAACGTTGCAATTGACGAGTAAGCTGAAGATGGGGAAGTAGCAGTGACTGAAGCTACACTCCAAGAAGAAGTTGCAGAATGCGCTGTACCTGAATGAGCAGAGCCAATTAGTGTTCCTGTTAAATCATAAAAGTAAATAGCAGGAGTAATCGTTCCAGCACTTGTAGGGGACTTCACTTGTGCAGACAGAGTGTAAGTAGTACCTGGCGTAACTGGTGCACCTGTAGTTATCGGGTTAGTCAATCCTAACTTCATAGAACCAGAGGCACTAGCTACAACTTTGCAGGAGTAAGTTGTGTCAATTACTGGATTTATAGTTATTCCATTTATTGTTGTGGTGACTGATGTTGAGGGGACTTGGTCCGTAGACGCAGTAAGAATCCCGTTTGTCGCTGTCCAGTTACCTACCGAGTTATAGAACGTAGAGTCTTGAACACTCAAAAGCAGATTTTGGGAAGTCGTTATTGTTGCAGGGTAATTTGTAAGAGCTTCAACATATGTTTGAACAGCTGTGTGCGTACCCTTACGCGAGTACATGTAATACGCTTCTCTAACTAGCTTTTTTTGGTTTTTAACAGGAATCCCAGGCTCAGGTGCTAGACCTAAACCTAAAGTTTGCATAGGGATAAGTTCTATCGGAGTCTGCAATGCAGAGTGAGAAGGCTGTATCAAATCAGTGTATGTAAGCATCTCGTCGTAAGTAAACCCAATACCTCCCATGAAACCATATAGAGATGAAGAAGTGTCTACTTCAGACATAGGACTCTGGTCTGCGCTTGTGTAGATTTTAGGTAAGAAGTCCATTGCTTTAGAGAGACTGTTGTGGTCACCAGGTACGATGTCAGAGATTGAGCCCGCTTTCACCCAAACTTTGTCAGCCGTGAAAAGGAAAATCGTGTAGTAGACCTGACCACCTGGTTTTATTGCTTGAACTGTGGTTTCATTATCTTCTCCGTCTCTGTATGAGACGGTAGAAACATCTATGGCTGTTACACCCTCAGCAATTTGGACTGGCGTAAGAGTTTGCTGCCAAACAATTACTCCATCTTCTTCTGTTTCTGGAAACCCAACTTGATTTCTTACAAGACGAATCTGGCTAAAAGTTCCAGTAGGAGGTTGCCATGTTAAATAAACCTCAGTGAAGTTTATGACTTCAATAGTCATAGGCTCTACTGAGTACTCGATTCTAGGAGCTACTCCATAGACGGAGCCTCCATAAATGACTGAGCCGTATTTTGCCACGAATTAGACTCCCTTAGCAGCCAGCAAGAAGGAATGGGTTAAAAATGTTGACACTTGTTCCGCCACCTGTGCCTGTGTATACAGCATAAAGACCGTATTCGATGTTAGAAATTCGGTCCCTCAAAGTGTTCCAGTTAGAGGTGACTGTATCGAAAGTACCAATCCACCCAGAGCTAGCAGTGATGGTTGTACCCACATTTGTCTCCAAGGAGTTGACTTCATCCTGAAGGCTGTTAACGTGGTCCGCGTAAATGACGTCAGTGAAGTCGACCTTTGTAGTAAAACTTCTTACCGCATTTGGATATTGGGCTGTCATAGCATTTCCTTTCCTGACACCTTATTTTCGGGCTTTTGTTATGTAATTACTTGCTGAACTATGACCAAGAAGTGTCGGCGTTAATGCGAATCCATGTGTTTGCTGCAATGCAGACGTAGAAGTGAGTGCCGTCATAGGCATACGTGTTCGGTGTACCTGTTGAAGTCGGATGAGTAGGGGTTGTAGATGATTTATAGAGACCAGTTTTAGCCATAGCCACAAGGCTGTTAGTTAAATCTATTTCAGTACTTCCATCTACTTCTGTAGTAGTTATTACTTGGTTTGAAGTACCTACTAATGAGGTTGAGTTAGGCAGTGGTTTTACAATGACTTTTTTATTGGAACCCTTGTGCGTACCGAACTCCCCAAACCAGACTGGGAATTCAGGGTCTCCTCCAACAAACATAGCCCAAATACCTTGCCCAACAGTGGGCACCTCGATAGTCATGTTGGAAGGTTGAATAGGCCAAGCCCACGCAGTTACTTCATTTCCATGAATTTGAGGTACAACTAACTTAAGACGTCGTTGACCTGTGGGGTCATTCGATGCACTGACTACAGCTCTGTATATCCCGTAGTACCTGTTGATATGGTCTTGCTCTATCATGAGGAAGTTAGACTAATATTCGCCTGTTGAAGTCTGAAAATTTGTCCTGCAGTTCCAGTCAAAGTGTTTAGTCCGCTACCTCCACCTGTAAATAGAGCGGTTACTTTTGCGGTTTTAACACCTGTGGTTTGATTCAAAACAAACTCAATATCTTGCGGATAAATAGTGTCTTGAAAGTTCATTCCGTTGTACCCAAAAGCTGTGAGCAGAGCTGTTGTAACATTTAGGTCTGTTTGAGCTTGAGTGTATTGCGGTAACCGTACATACGTAATTGAAAGGTAAATGTCTGTGTAAGTAGGATGCTGTATGCTGACTGTTGTTCCAAGCAAAATTTTATCCGACAAAAAGGCCTGAACAGAAGAACTAAGGTTTGTAAACTCCACGGTAGGGTTACCACTAGAATCTAACCCAGGTTGCAAATCTGAATCATTGGTATTACGGATAGGTGCTAAATACAAAGTTACAGAAGTCCAGTTAGAAGCAGTCGCATTTGCTTTTCCGACGTTACTAACTGTTAGCGCTAGGTTGGAGTAGTCCTGTAAAGTCACAGCTCGGTTACCTGTAGTAAGAGAAGCTGGAGCAGCATAGCGGATGTTATCGGTGCTCTCTGGGTCATCGCCAGAAAGTCCCACAGCTGTGTTGTTTACTGTGTAGACACTGCCAAAAGGAGTCAAGTCGCTTATCCCAGGGACATAAGAAAAAGTGGTTAAGGTACCCACTGGTACATTACCGATGCTTCCGCCACCAACTGTGTATTGAGCTCGTACTACACAGTTGTTTACTGGGATTGCACCGTTGATTCCATCCCCAAATTGGACAGATACGACGTTGTTCTCATCACTTGAAACAGTGTAAACCAAATCACTAGGACCGTAGTCAATCAAATGCTGTACTTGAGTCCAACCAGTGTAAGAAATTCCGTCCTGTACATAGACCACAACAGAGTTGTCTACTACTGGAGTCTGGCTTAATGTAAACGTCTGGTATGGAGTTTGATTTGATAGTCCAATTTGTTCTCCATATTGTGGATAAGTTGGGTCCAAGTTAGTGGAGATACGGCTTATAGAACGACCTTCATTTGCAATTACTGTATAAGGGCCAGGTACTACAGAGGCAGTTCCTCCTACATAGGTGTCTGCAGC